CTCAATCAATTACGTATGATAGAGGATGCAACGGTTATTTACCGTATTTCAAGAGCTCCAGAGCGCCGTATTTTCTACATTGACGTTGGTAATTTACCAAAATTAAAAGCAGAACAATACCTGCGTGACATTATGATTAAGTATAAAAACAAACTTGTCTATGATGCCAACACAGGTGAGGTCCGTGATGACCGTAAGTTCATGTCTATGATGGAAGATTTTTGGTTACCACGTAGAGAAGGTGGCAAAGGCACAGAGATTACTACACTACCAGGCGGACAGAACCTAGGTGAATTGGAAGATGTTAAATATTTCCAAAAGAAACTGTATGGTGCATTGTGTGTTCCTATTTCTCGTTTGGAACCAAATCAAGGATTTTCACTTGGAAGAACATCTGAAATTACCAGAGATGAATTAAAATTTTCTAAGTTTGTTGACAGACTACGTAACAAATTTTCAGACGTATTCAATCAAGCTCTAAGAGTTCAATGCGTTCTAAAAGGTATTTGCACAGACGAAGAATTTGAACTATTCAAAGAAAATATACATTACGATTTTATTAAAGACAATAACTTCTCCGAATTAAAAGAAGCAGAATTAATCTCTAATAGATTGACTTTATTACAAGCGGTTGATCCATATACAGGTCGTTATTTCTCACAAAAGTGGATTCAACAAAATGTGTTGCGTCTATCTGATGATGAGATTGAAGAAATGGATAGTCAAATCGAACAAGAAAAAGAAATGGGTCTTGGATTGCCAGTTGGTGTAACCAATGATGTTGCACAACAGCAAATGTTAGGACAAATTCAAACCGACCAAATGGTTCAACAGGCAGAACTGATGCCTGACCAAGGTCAAACCGGCGGAGGTTCTAGTGGTGGTTCATCATCTAAACCAAAGTCAAAGAGTTCCAATAGTTCAAAACCGGTTAAAGGTGACCTTAGCTTAGAAGAAGTTGAGAACACATTTACCAGATTGAAACGTATTTTATAATTAGGAGAAAAAAATGGCAACAGCAAGAGAAATTATAGATTATGCAGAAGCAGACAATCCAAACGAAATGCGTAACGCATTATATTCTGCTTTGCATGACAAAGTTATGTCACACATTGAAAACCACAAGGTTCAAGTTGCAAAACAATTGATGAACCCATCTGGTCCTTCTGGTGCCACAGCTGAAGATGAGGTTATCTATGCGGCCGAACCAGCTGCAGCAGAATAATTTTGACATATTGGTATAAATATAATTCAAACAATAACAGGGATTACAAATGTCAAATTCGTTTACATATCAAGTAATGAAGGACACAACAGAACATGCAGTTATTAAGTTAACAGGTTCTTTTGATGGCACAGGACAAGAAGCGAACTCAGTTCGTATTCAAGCAAACACATTATATGGTGCTCTAGATTCTTCAAAAGCAAATCTACTTTCATCATCTGCAAATACTGGAGCATTATCATTCTACGGACTATCAGTATTTCGTGTATGGTATGACTGCTCAACCGATGGTGACGTTCAGTTATATTGGAACGCTGCAACACCTATACCTTTAATGTATTTAAATGGCAACGGTGAATATGACTCAGCAGGCAACTGGATTACAATTTCAAATAACTCAAAAGGAACAACCGGTTCTAAAGGTGATATTGGTGTTGTGACTAGAGGTATGGTTGCAAATAGTTCATATACAATTATTTTGGAACTACGCAAAGACAACGAACACTATCAACGTGGTCAGCTGAACGATCCTGCAGCGTTCAATTATCCACCTTACAGTATTCGTCCATAAGTTATAAGGCAATCAAATGAAACTTATTAGAGAACTTACCGAATCGGTCGAATACTTAACGGAAGAAAAAGATGGAAAGAAAACCCTTTACATCGAAGGTCCGTTTCTAGTAGCAGAAGCAGTTAACAAAAACAAGCGCATGTATAAAGAAGAAACCATGCGTAACGAAGTTAACCGTTATAACGAAGAATACATTTCTAAAAATCGTGCCTTTGGTGAATTGGGTCACCCAGACACCCCATCTATTAACCTTGACCGTGTATCACACTTAATCGTTGGTCTACGTCAAGAAGGAAATGCATGGATAGGCAAAGCAAAAATTCTTGAAACCCCTATGGGTAACATTGCAAGAAACCTTATCGAAGGTGGCGCACAACTTGGTGTGTCATCACGTGGTATGGGTTCTCTTAAAATGGAAAACGGCATCAATGTCGTTCAAGGAGACTTTCATCTGGCCACAGCGGCAGATATTGTAGCAGACCCTTCTGCACCTGGAGCTTTTGTTCAAGGTATTATGGAAGGTAAGGAATGGGTGTTGGTGAACGGCATTTGGACCGAACAACACTATGATGAAGCTAAACAACAAATTAAGCAAGCATCACGCAAAGATATTGAATCTGTAAGTTTACGTATCTTTGAAAACTTCCTTAAAAAACTTTAAATATAAATATCCAATATAAATCAAGGAGATTCTCAAAATGGGAAAATTTAATCTGACAGACGCCGCTAAAGCAGTTTTAACAGAAGGTGCAAAAGAAAACTTTGAAGCTTCTGTAAGCCGTGGCCACAAAGATGCACCAGCTAAGTTGCCTACATCTGTTGCCTATGGCACAAAAGATGTTGGAGAAGTTGCTGGCGAAGTTAAGAAACAAGACGATGATGAAGGTGATTACACCAAAGGTGTTCCAACAGCAACACCTCCAGGAGCAACACCACCAGTTGGTTCTCAACCAATGCAGAAACTATCTGGTCAACCAGGTGAGTCACAAGGTTCTGAACACAAAGCTGTTCAAGCTGACGCAACAGACTACAATGCAATTCGTGACCGTATCAAAGCCAAACTTGCTCCACAAATGATGAAAGCAAATCCAGGCGCAACATTCCAATCTTATGCTGAAGAAGAAGAACATGAAGAAGCTTCTTTAGAAGAAGAAAAAGGTGAAGGCCACGAAGATGAGGCTGAAGATAAGAAACTTATCAAGTCTATGATGAAAAAACAAAAAATGAAAGAAGATATGGATGCAGACGTTTCTGCTCTATTGTCTGGTGAAGAACTTTCAGAAGAATTCAAATCAAAAGCAACTACAATTTTCGAAGCAGCAGTTATTGCTCGTTCACAATCCATTATGGAAGAAATCGAAGAAGCATTGTATGAAGAATTTGAAGTTGCAGTTGAATCAGTTAAAGAAGATTTGGCTAAGAAGTTGGATGACTACATCAACTACATGGCAGAAGAATTCTTCAAAGAAAACCAAATTGCAATCGAAAAAGGTTTACGTTCCGAAATCGTTGAAGATTTCATCCGTAGTCTAAAAGGTGTATTCGAAGAACACTACATCGACATTCCAGAAGAAAAAGTGGATGTGGTTGAAGAATTGACAACTAAGGTTGAAGAATTGGAAACTTCTATCAACGAAGAAATTGCTCGTAACGTTGAAATGAAGAAACAAATTAATGAGTTTAAAAAGAATGAGGCTATACATGCAGTATGTGAAGGCCTAACGCAGACACAAGTAGAAAAATTGAAAGCACTTGCAGAGAGTGTTGAGTTTACTACTGAAGAAGAATTCGGACAAAAATTGGAAACATTGGTAGATTCATACTTCCAACAACCAGTTAAGGCCGCAGTTAGTTCTGCTCTGAACGAAGAAGTTGTGGTTGAGGAAGACAACAAGCCAACTGGCGCTGTTGATCCACAAATCGCACAATACGCACAAATTATCTCAAAATCATTGGTTAAATAAATAAAATTTACCAATATAAGATACTAACAAGGAGAACTACTAAATGTATCTAACCGAAGAACTACAAAAGAAATGGGCACCTGTCCTTGAACACGAAGGATTGGAAGCCATTAAAGACCCATACAAGAAGGCTGTTACAGCTCTTGTTTTGGAAAACCAACAACGTGAAATGGCAGCTGCTGCTCAGCAGTTGAACGAAACAGCAGTTTCTGCTGCACCAACAAACGTTACAGGTTCTGGCATTCAGAACTACGACCCAATCTTGATTAGCTTGGTTCGCCGTGCATTGCCTAACTTGATTGCGTATGATGTTGCTGGCGTTCAGCCAATGACAGGCCCAACAGGTTTGATTTTCGCAATGCGTGCTCGTTACAATGCACAATCTGGTGCACCTGGTAACACAAACGAAGCATTCTTCAACGAAGCAAACACAGACTTCTCTGGTGCATTGTCTACTGGTAACCCATACGGTTTTGCTGGTAACAACACAACAGATATCCGCACAAACCCTGTTGCAGATTTGACTGCTAACCACTTCACAACTGGTATCGGCATGACAACATCTACAGCAGAAGCATTGGGTGCTGATACTGATAGTCCTTTCAAACAAATGGCATTCAGCATTGAGAAAGTTACTGTAACTGCTCAAAGCCGTGCATTGAAAGCTGAATACTCACTAGAACTTGCACAAGACTTGAAGGCAATCCATGGTTTGGATGCTGAAACAGAATTGAGCAACATTCTTTCTACTGAGATTCTTGCTGAAATCAACCGTGAAGTTATCCGCACAATCTATACTTGCGCTGTTCCTGGTGCTCAGTATGGCACAACAACTGCTGGTGCTTTCGACTTGGACACAGACTCTAACGGTCGTTGGTCTGTTGAACGTTTCAAAGGTTTGATTTTCCAAATCGAACGTGATGCTAACGTTATTGCTAAGCAAACTCGTCGTGGTAAAGGTAACGTGATGATTGTATCATCTGACGTTGCTTCTGCTATGGCTATGGCTGGTGTGTTGCAATATACACCTAACCTATCTGCTGACTTGCAAGTAGATGACACTGGCAATACATTTGCTGGTATGTTGCACGGTCGTATCAAGGTCTACATCGACCCATACTTCGGTGGTTACACATCTAACCAAGAATTGGTGACAATCGGTTATAAGGGTTCTTCTCCTTATGACGCTGGTATTTTCTACTGCCCATACGTTCCTCTACAAATGGTTCGTGCAGTTGACCAGCACACATTCCAACCAAAGATTGGTTTCAAGACTCGTTACGGCATGGTTGCAAACCCATTCGCAACTGGTTTGACAACAGGTAATGGCGCATTGAACGCACGTTCAAACGTGTATTACAGAATTTTCCAAGTGAAAAATTTGATGTAATCCCCGTTAAGAGGGATATTTACAGAGGGTGCTTCGGCACCCTCTTTTTT